TTACTTCCTGCGTTTATCCTGCTTTGTATGTCCGTGCTGAATGCCCCGCAGTGGATCTTCTTTTTTCAGGTCGATCCCCATATCCGTTAGTGTTTTTGTGGCGGCGGTTCTTATGGCGCAAATCAGGTCTCTTTCCGGTTCCCGGGTTATGGTTGCCTTCCGGATGCATGCCGTTCGTCGTTCCGTTACATACTGACGCGCTTCATCACTTGCCGCCTGTTTCAGTAACTCACCCCAGCGATTAGCCGCCCGTCGCCATAAACCTTTCGCTTCCAGTTCTTCCGCTTTGTCATCATGCACCATAAGCATAATCCCATTGATACCTGTTAAATCTGAATGGTTGGTTTCCGTTCTTTTGATAATTTCCCTCATAGCTTATTGTATGACAGTACTGTCCCACAATAAGGAATCACACATGAGAATGACCAGGCACAAAAAACAGATTCTTGAACTTTACAAACCTGAGTATCGCGATTGGGTGCGGGTGGAGGCTGGAGAACCACCATTTGATGTTCGTGGTGTTACATTGCTGCTCTATGGTTCCGAATATCAGCGATACCACATAGAGGCAACCCGACGAACGTTAAACGCTATGGTAAATGATGGGATCCTGTACCGCGTGAAAGTGCGCGAACCCCGCTTTGATGTGCGTATCGGTAGCGATGGCGCTCACTGTACGGTAATCCGGTACGGGCTGGGTAAATCAGATGATTAAATCACCAGAATGTAAATTTACATTCTGCCAGCCACCAGCTACAGAACGCAAATTTGCACTTTGCTGAAATATTAACGGGTTAGGCCAGAGTGCAAATTTCCATTATGCTTTAAGTTCAGCAAGTTACCGCCGTAACCGCTCCGGCTTCTTCCACTGGTACGTTATTTTGGCTTTTTCCCTGTACGTCTGTATCCGGCGACGGTATGCCAGCAACTCAAGGACTCTTGTTCGTATGTTGCGCATATCCACGCCGTTAAGCTCAATACCATCACGGCGCATCACCTCAGCAACAACACGCACATAATTTTCAGCGGTCACGCTGTCCGGCTGCGTGGCCTGTTCGTCAGCCTGCTGGCTGATTCCGGTAACGCGGCGGATTAATCGCAGTATTTCGGCTTCTGTCATTGTGCCCCCATCGCTCTGATAGCCTGGTGTCGTCGGGTCCCTCCTGGAATTATGGCCCGTTACGGGGCGGCGGTTACTCGCCTTTGTTCTGTAGCAACTTCTCAGGCGCGCTTCCGGTAGTTTCCATCAGGTAATCAGCCAGTATCTGTGGCAGGTTTTCGTCAAGTCTTGCACATGCGTTACATGCTTTGGCTATTTCCCTTTTTAGTTCATCCAGCATATACGGCCTTATATCGGGAAAGCGCCTTTGCATTGTGAGCGGGAGGCTGTCCATGATTGATGAAATCTGACTCGCCAGTTTTGAAATCGCGTAGATGCAAAACTTTGTATCAATCACCTCGCCGCGTTCGCGCTCGTTTTTAAGTTCCTGCGCTTCCGCCTGGGCCGTCATTAATCTGATTCTTACGCGTAAAAGTTCATCATCATCAATCTCGCCTTTGTCGTTTGTAAGCTGGTTAATTGCATTGTTAACCCTATTGTCTATCACGCTGGCAACATCATAAAACGCCTCACGGCCTTTACGCTCAACGGGAGTTACTCCCCACTTGTCGAACGCTGTCGCACTTACGCGGCAGCTTTGCGCCATAGTTTTTTTGTTCATCAGGTGCGATTTCATCAATATCCCCACTTAGTTAAGGTTTCAGGTTGGTGTGTTGGTGTTATCTTTCCCTTTTTATTCATAGAGATAGAGCGAAAAACAAAACCACCACCACCAACCCGAAAAGGCTCATAAATAGCGAAAATCCGCAAGGTCGCCGCCCCGTAGCCTACCGGATCGCCGGAAAGGACCCGCCAGCCAGAACGGGCCCTAATTTCATCAACCAATCAACTTATAGCGACCATCCCGTGCATTGCGACGTACACGCTCAATCTTGAGGCATAGCGCCGCATCTGGCTTTTTTGGGACAGGTACGCGGCAATATTCAGAAGCTCGAGGAATATTGTTTATCCAGTCGATCACTTCACTTAAATACCAGGCCTTACGCCCTTCCGTAACCTGTACGCGTTCGGGGAACTCTCCGCGAGCCTCAAGGTTTAGCAATGTGCGACGGCTAAGGGTAGTAAGTTCCATCACCTGATTCATATCAACAAGGCGTTCACTTAAACGCATTTTGTCAGCAATAGCCTTTAATTCCTCTACTGCTGGATCCGGATACATCATTTCGGCAATTGGCTTAAGGTCATTGTAATGATTCTGCATTGTATCCCCCTTTACACACGAGCCAGCGGCTGAACAGAAATACCTGAGCCAACAAACGCGGCAACCTTTGCCGACAGTTCTTTTACAGACTCAGGCCAGTTCAGAGCATCAACATTTAAAACACCTGTCTTATAAACCTGTGCCTGTGTTTTTTTCGCTGTGTCGATTTGTACAGCGGAAACATAAACCGCTTTGCCTGCGCTCGTTCCATCCCATACCACTAGCGCACCAGTTGCATCTTCCTGCATCAGTGGCGTAAACGCAGGTATTACCCCTTTATTGGCTGAAAATATCCCCAGCGTAGTAACCAGTGCTTCAGTGCCAGACATGAGTTCAGTGTAATGAGTAGCCATTGCTCCCCCTTAGCCAATGCGAACGGTAACAAAACGATTGATGCGGGCCGGTATTGGCTGTGGTGCTGAATGTGTCTGCACATATTCAATAGCCGGATCACCAGGCACAATATAGTTTTTCGGTGCAAGTTCGGCTTTAGTCAGCCCCATTCGGATTAGCTCCGGATCCTGAATACCGCCATAGGCGACAATCCCCTGAAGAGCCGTATTGCCAAGCACCATCAAATCAGGATCAAGGAAATGTTTTTCTGTTCCGTCCTCGTCGGTATAACGCCCGCTGTAAACAACAATCGCAACATCGCCCATATACCCTTTAAAACTCACCGAATCACCAAGGTCTTTAAGGGCCGTTTCCAGTTCGGAATTAGAACCACGACGGGTATCCAAAGCCTCTTTTATCGCTCTGAATGAACGGTATTTCTTCCATACATTACCACCCATAATGATGATATTAGTGACGCCCTCACTAAATTCTGCGTAGCTCTCAATATCATCATTTGGATCAAAAGTTTCTTTATCCTTACCTGACCACTCAGTACCGCCAGACTGAGTGATGATATTTTGTGGTTTTATATTCCAGTCCAGCTCATAACGTTCAATACCATCGCCCTCAATGATATTTTTCCCCGTTGTGATTGCCTGAACAGCAAGCCATTCAATACGTGCACGAATAGCTTTAGCCTGATTTACAATCGCCTGTTTAACTTTAATATTACGCGCCCCAAAAGCATTGTATTGCTCAGGTGATACACCAGCAGGGCGCACAGCTAACTTATTTGGATCAATACTGCTTTTCGGTTTCATATAGCCAGGGCGAATTGTTTTTGATTCGTATCCCTCATCTCGTGAAACTTTACTGCCCACCATAGGAGAGCAAAACGCCGCGATCGGGATATTTGGATCGTCGATCGTATCAAGAATAATGTCTCTCGATTCAAACATTACCGAGCGAGTGAAAAACAAACTGGTAAACAACGCATTTAATTTTTTTTGCACATCTTCAGCATTAGCCACCTGCACAAGCTGTGTAGGCGAATATAAATCAACCATACTCATCCTCTTTACATTCATTACAAATAATTGTGAATATATTCTATTACCGATGTCTGCTATGCGAATACATGCAACCAAGTGCAATGTTGTATAAAATATGCCGTGACAACTTCAGTGCTGATAATTCGTGTTAATGTATTTACTTCCTTTGGTCGGGATTTATGTAGCATGCCGGAAAATCTATTTTTTTCCGGCATCTTTTTGTTTGCAGAATTTAAAACGGTATATTATCGCCGTACGGTTCATCATTCCCTGACTGTTGTTTTGCCCTGTTCAGTGCGTCAGTGGCCTGGCCCTGTTGACCTTTTTTGCCGCCCGGTCGCGCCGTTCTGGCCTGTCCACTGGCTCACCTGCATGTTACCCGCCACGCTCAGGAGTTCGCCTTTGTGGTGTTTTGCCAGTGCGTCGGCCTGTCTGCCAAACGCCAGGACAGATAACCACATCGTCGCCGTTCCGTCATCTGCCTGGCTGCACGGCAGGGGAACCGCCATACTCGCCATCGCCATTTGTGTCCCTTTGCTGGTGGTCTTTAACTGCGGGTCAGCCACCAGCCGCCCGCAAGCCGCTATCTGTGCTGTCATGCTGTCTGCTCTCCGGTTTTAACGTTGATGGTTGTCACCTGTTCCGCTTCGGCAATCTCCCGTTCTGTCAGTGTGGCAAAATTTGCCGCCGCCGTGGTCATGAATGCGCTTATCAGTTCGGGATGCGCTTTCGCGTATCCTTCTCCCGCGTTGCGGTCGATGATTTTTATCGCCACCCTCAGCCAGTGTTCTGTCAAATCAAGGGCGTGTGATTGTGGTTTTTTTGCGTGCTTCGTTGTCACAGGCTTTACCTCACAGCAATAAAATAAAATTTTTGCATTTTAACTCTTCACCTGTTCACCTTTTGCTATTTTCCCTTTTTATTCATGATGTTAAGGGGTGAACAGTTTCACAAAAACTATTCACCAACTGTTCACCACTGTTCACCCTTAAAGCTCAATAAATAATCAAAAAGGTGAACAGTGAATAGTTTGGTGAACAGTTCACAAATAACTGTTCACCCTATAATGTACTGATATAAAAGACATTTATGACAGGGTGAACAGTGGTGAACAGTTATTCCATAAGTTTAATTTTTTCCATCGTCATTTGTGACCGATGTACATGATGGCATCCAGTCTTCTGAATCCTCTGTCAGGGTCACATTTGAACGCAAACCGTGCTTCGTTTTCCGTTTCATATACTCCCTGCCATATTCCGCCATTGCCCCCGGCATATCTTTACCGAAGCGCGTCAGTGTTACAGGTTTACCGAATCCGTGTGCCCTCATATATGCCAGATAGGCGTGATAAAGATATCTGCGCGGACTGAACGGAATAATTTCGGCATTACCCACTAACAGACCATCACACATTACCGACGACATGAGATAGCCGCAGAAGTCCACCAGCGAATCGCCCTCGCGTTTTATCACCAGAGCTTCTTCTGATTTCTGCTGCTCATACAGCAGGCGTTTAGCTTTGTCCTGGTCAGAAAAACGAGTAAGCAGGTGGCGAATCACAACCGCCAGCTCTCCTTCTATTTTTTCTGCCAGCATGGGGTCGCGTTCGTTCTCCGGTACAACCTCCGAAAAATTGAATATCACCCGACGACGTGAGATCCCCCCACTGCGGTCACTGAATGACATGGCGTTATTGTTCACCGCCAGCACGACCGCCTGAATGCGTGTTGAGTAGGGAGCTTTATGTTTCGGGTCGATTGCCACTTTGTCACCGCCTGTAATGGCCTTAATACCTGCACCATCACCAGCGTAGCGGGTCATATCCGGCATGATAATCAGCGAAAAGCCAACCACTAACGCGCGTTCCCTGGCATCTTCCAGCGCCTTCATGCTTGCCGATACCGTGTTGGCCTTACCCGCCAGCATGGTGCAAATCTCCGCCATTACGCTTTTACCGCTTCCACCCGGCCCCGTTACCTCAAGAAATAACTGCCAGTCGTATCGGTTCGCCAGCACCATGAATAACGCCGCCAGTACGCGATCCGCTTTACGGCCATTCTCTGCCACCGAACGGCGCAACCATTTCCAGAAATTCGGCGCATGCGTTGCCAGCGTTTCCCCCTCTGCTGGCGGGCTGAACGGTAATTCACTGGCAATTAACAGCCAGTCGTTTTTGTCATGCTCCCGAAAATCGCCTGTCCGGGTATCAAAAACACCGTTACTGAATCCAATCAGGTTACGGGCGGTATTCCCCATTACGGGCAAACTTAACTTCATGGTATCGACCGCCGATTTGATGGCGTTCTGCGAATAACTGATCTCCGCATCAATAAAAATCTGTGCCATAGCCCGCTGTAACTCTTTATCCTGTACCGGCTCCCATACAACGCCGTTGTAGTGGTGAACGGTGTCAGAGTCCGCATTAATTGCCAGTTCGCCGCCATAACGTGCCAGGAGAACTTCGCCGCGCTGGCTTGCTCCCATCTGGTTAAGCGCCAGTGGTGCGGCGCTGTCTTCTGTTTTTTTCTTAACAGGAAGCTGAATAACCAGACCATCAGAAAGATTCTGGCGCGCACGCTCCAGATATTCGCGCCACTCCTCCCGCTTCTGGCTGTGCATTCCCTCAGGGTAATATCTCGCATCCCGTACACCTGCCGCCGCCAGCTTTTGCCCGATGGCATTAATATTTGACGGCTTGATGTGGCCTGCCTTGTACAGCCGGACACAATAGCGACCATCGTCGATAATTTTCAGGTCTGCCAGTTCGTCAAGCTGGCTGTCTCCCAGCCATACAGGTGGCACGTTGTCGCCAGCAAGTCGCCCGTCCTGTTCCTGCCACTGTTTCGCGTGCGCCCAGGCATCACTACCTGCAAAAATAATGACTTCGGTCATTTTGTCGTGTGGCTGTTTTTTTAAGTTCGGTGCCAGTTTCATTTTGTGCCCCTGAATGCGTTAATCATGTTTTTCATTTTCTGAATATTTGCCCGTGCCTTTGCGTTGCTGGTGGGCTGTTTGCGTGGTGTGGCCTGTATCAGTGAAAAATCACGCCGGAACTGATAAACAGGCATCACGCAGTCGTAGCTGTACCCATCACGGCGGTAAGTAACGCACCGTCCGGCAATACTTTTAATCGTTACCGTGCCGCCGTAGTTATCCCGGAAAATATCGCCGGGGCGGATTTCAGGCCGAGGGAGACCACTGGCAGTAAAGCCAGAATTTTTCTTTTTCATGTTTTTTTACTCCAGAGGCAGCTTTTTAGCGGCGAGTTCAATATCAGATGTCAGAGAAACCTGTGTATTTGCCAGGTCTAACAACAAAGAAATAAGAATTTCCTCTCTGCTATCGGATTTATCGGTGCTAAGGCTGTTCATCCACATATTGACGACTTCCCTGATCTTTTTCGCAGAGTGCAGGGCTTCAAATGCCAGGTCTTCAATATCACGTTTATTTCGCATAATCGCCCCCGCATAATCATGATTATTCATGGCTCACCACCTCCATATCAGCCATGATAATTTTGCTGGCCTCATTCAGCGCCATATCAGCACTAAATTGCATAACAGCCAGTGAGTGAGGAACGAAAGCCCCGGCATATTCTGTTTCGCTGGTGGCGTGCTTATGCGCCTTGTCTGCGATAACAGAAATATCAATCAGCGCGTCCATCAGCGTTCTGATAGCCTCGGCGGCTGCGTCCGGACGGGTGTTATTGCACATGGCGCACCTCCTGACGAATACGGGCGGCGAATACCATCACGCAGCCATCAGGAGATTGCTGACGTGCTTCCTGTTCGCTGGTGGCCTCAATGGTAATCACGCGCGGTTGTGCCGTGCTCAGAGCGATAAAACGCCAGATGTATTTATTCAGGTTGTGCGAGTCCCGCCCTTGCGGGTGTGTGGTATGATTTAACATAGCTACCTCGATACTTCTGCTATCGTTGGTGGTTAGAAGCCCTGCGAGTGGTAACGACACTTGCGGGGCTTTGCATTTATGCACCTTGATAACCTCAAGGTGTGGCCCACTATATGCTCTAGGTGTGGTCCACATTAAGAGTTTTATTTGTGCTTTTTCTGTGTATACTGTCCCCCACCAATCCAACAGAGGAATAGAAATGGCAACGGGTACAACAAACGCAAAATCACAAGCTCTAAAGGCTCGTGTACCACACGAAATAGTAAACGCCATGGAATCAGTGAAAGAATCAGGCGAAAGCACATCACAATTCATCATTGCGTCAATGCAAGGCGAGATCAAACGCCGCCAGCGACGCAAGGCCAAAGAGCAGGAATAGCCCACCAGCAAGCCAGCGCACTGATCACATTGCCAACCGGATGTAATCACGGCATAGTAATCAGCGCTTATGCGTTGGGGATAACGTGTAGCTTGTGTCGAAGGGCCACCGTAGCGGGTGGCCTTTGTTTTGCCTGTTATCCGGCAATTGTGGCGCTTCGCTACACGGTTGATATAATCCCACTGCACTGATTCATTTTTTGCGCAGTAGGTTAATTGTTCGCAAGGGCGCTCCGGCAACGGGGCGCTTTTTGTTATGTTCATCGCGTTACGCCTCACACCATTACGCAGCCGTTCCGCGCGCTTCTTCCTCGCGCTCTTTCAGCCAGGCCAGCACTTCATCTTCATACCAGCCAACACGACGCAGACCGATTTTGAAGCCTTTCGGGAATTTTCCGGCGTTGATCATGTCCTGTAGCGAACTGTCTGCCTTGATGCGCAGAATATTTTTTACTTCCTGACGGGTAAGTATTTTTCTGATTGTTTCCACTATGTTTTACCTCGTTAATCCGGCGTATTCCGGTGATAAATACGGTAAAACAGGGCAGGGCGGGAAAAACAGTACCCACCGTTTTAAAACGGTACCCACTGTTTTTTATCTCATTGATTACGCTTTTCTTTCTGCAAAAAAATAGCGACCGCAAAGGGCCGCTATTGTGATTACCGTTTCCACTTCTTAGGTCGCCCACCGCATTTAAGGCTGGTGGGCCTCAGCACCTTGTCGATGCTTTCAGCCAGATTTTTCGATGCACCACGCGAGCGCAAAAAACTGACTACCTCGTGTTTTGTGGGGGCTGTTGATTTGTCTTCCGGATCGTATGTTGACCAGAATTCACGATTTGCCATTAACGCCAGTTGCAGCCCTTCGCCGTAGGCGGTGGTATTTTGCATAATAGAATTTTCATATACTCCGGCCTTGTCGTTAAATTTGTGGCAATTATACGATGGTTTGGCATGGTTTGCATCGCTTTTACTGGTTTTTTGTACAGTTACACGGCACGGATACCCCTTTTACCACTGGCTATGGTCACTCCGGTAGCTGCGGCCTCTACAAATTCCCCCCACCAGCGCATAAGCACCACGCGCTTTTCCAGGTAGTTACTTCGGTTATATGCTCGCCTTACCTCGTTCGTGTCCACGTGTGCGAGTGCGGCCTCGATTACGTCCGGCTCGAATCCTTCCTCGTTCGCTGCTGTACTGAATATGGCGCGTAATCCGTGAGACACCAGCACACCAGCGTATCCCATCCGGCGCAATGCAGCGTTAGCGGTCTGGCTGCTCATTGGCAGCATTGGATTTTTAAGGCTGGGAAAAACATGTTCCCTGTGTGCGCTGATTGGCTTCATTGTTTCCAGTACAGCTATCGCCTGACCGCAAAGAGGGATCACATGGTCACGGCGCATCTTCATGCGTCCGGCTGGAATCGTCCATGTTTCGGCATCGAGATCTATTTCTTCCCAGCGTGCGGCGGCTGCTTCGGCTGGGCGTGCTACGGTCAGCAGTTGCCACTCGATTAGCAATCTGGTTTGCCGTTCTATGCTGGCGACCGATAAATCGTGCATTAGCTGCGGTAGCTGTTCCGGTCGGATGGTTGGCATATGCTTTTTAGTGGGGGAAGGGAATGCCTTGCGGACGTTCGCGGCGGTGTTGATGTCAATCAGCCCACTGTTGGCAGCAAAATCCATCACTTCATTGATGCGTTGTAAAACGCGTTTCAGAGTTTCCAGGTTGCCGCGTGCTTTAATGGGTGTGAGTATCTCAACAAAGCGGCGAGCGGTGAGGGTATCTATTGGCGTGTTGCCGATGAACGGGAATACATATTTATCCAGCGAACGCCAGATGTCTTTAATCGTGTTGGGGGCCAGATTCTGGCTGATTTTCACCTGGTACCATGCCGCCGCCACATTTTCGAACGTGTTCCCTTGTCTTCGGGCCTCTGCCTCTCGTTTTTTCTTCTCATGGTCCTGCGGGTCAGTTCCGGCACTGATTAACGTCCTGTACTCGCTACGGCGTTTTCTGGCATCAGCCAGGGAAACATCTTCAAGCGATCCAAAACTCAGCAATATTCTTTTTTTGTCCGATGGTCGGTAGTAGGAAAATCGCCAGAGTTTTGATCCGGACGGTTTTACCAGGAGAAAAAGCCCACCGCCGTCCTGTAGGGTGTACTCCTTTTGCGCTGGTCTGGCTGCTTTGATCTGCACTGTGGTTAATGGGGGTGTTTTTCTCGCCAT